ATATGTTCTCATATTCTAAATCAGTATAAAGAGAATCTACTACCTGCTGCCCTATATCATTTGTTTCTACTAAACAGAAAGCATCATTATAATCTCTAGCTACTTTATAGATTACTGTAGCATATAAAATAGGACTAATCTTATTGTTTCTATATTTGGCAACTATTCTAAACGGATATTCAGTAACATCAAGTACAGTGAAAGCTGAATAATCGCCACCGACTCCTCTAGATGTATCAGCAGAAATCACATAAGTATGGGGTTTGCGAATCAATTCTCCCTTATCATTGAATGCGCCAATAATTGGTTCTTCTATAACATCTAACCCTTCATTTTCAAACACATATGGCAAAGGAGACATTCTAGATATAGCATCAGGAGAAATAAGAGTATTAGACGATCCAAGAAATTTACAAAGTACTTCTTGATTAAATTTAAGTTCACCTAGCAAAGCTTTTTGCTGAGCAGCCCATTCTTCAGTTCTGCCTGGTATTTTCCAATATGGAATAAACAAAGATTGAAAACCATTAATACCTTGTTCCGCATCATTCCAAAATTTCCAAAAATGATTATAACCAAAAGGAGTAGATGTGAGAAGAATTTTAGTAGTTTCACCTGCAGAAATAGTAGGATAAACAGATGTGAAGAATTCCTCCGCAACATTGTTTGGAATAATAGCGGCCTCGTCAATGTACAACCAGTTCACAGATTTGCCTCGAATACCAGACATACTAGTAGCAGCTGTGAAAACTCGTGATCCGTTTTCTAATTCTATATCACCTTTATTAAATGTCTTTACTCCCTGTTGCATCCATAATGGTAAGGCTTCATACATTACCTGATATCTATGTAAAACTTCTCTTGCAGCGGAAGATTTATTAGCCAAGATAGCTACAGTCTTTGATTCTTGAAATAAAGTATACCATAAAATACAAGCAGCAGCTGTTATAGTTTTGCCCTGCTGGCGACCTTCCATTAGAATCACTTTACGATTATTAAGAATAATATCCACCTTTTCTCTTTGACAATCGTAAAGTTTGAAAGGAACCAATCCCTGATCCAATGAAACTATCATACAATAAGTTTCAATAAAGTATATTGGATCCCTAGAACATTTTATAATTTCTTGTACTTGCTCTGGAGTATAATTGATCACCGTCCCAATCTGTTTTAGATTGGGATTCCCATTATAGGATATTCTTTTATTCATTATTCTTTTTCAAAAGCTTCATCAATTCTGCTGTGGAACCAGCAAAAACTACATTATTCTGTGTCCCAATTGAAGGAGTGCCTCCTTCATCATTTAATTCTTTGACTTGTTTCTGCACTGCAAGTAAATCTTTAGCAACATCAGACATAGTTTTAATTAGTTGACCTGCTACCTCATATGTCCTTGGGTGCTCAGAATTTTTAGCCAAATTTATCATTTCATCAAGTGTATCCTCACCCTTCATTATTAATTTTCTTAATGTATTTCTAGCTAATTGATAATCATCCTCTCTGTCCAATTCCATAGATTTCGAAGGGAGTATGACAGGCAAATCGTCTTTTTTATCTGCCTCAATATTAAATAATTTATTCAATTCTGGTATAGTACTCATTTAAAAATCTTCAAAGTTTTCTGTGTAATCAATATTATCGCCAGGCACAGCAGTTGACGGGCTTACTTCTACAGTGTAAGTTTGTTGTTTTTGTGTAAGAGCTTTGTCTGAAAAAGTATCAGTAACAACTTTTCTTATTATACCCTGTTTATTAACAGGACCATAAAAATTGAGTTTCATTATAAAATTAAATGTCCATATTATAGATCTTCTAGTTTTAAAATCGCCTTCATATTGATCATCATATGTAATGTTTTCTAACAATATTGGCAAATCATTTTTTATATTAAGAGCCGGAATAGCTTTTAAAGTTAAATTATAATCAGGATTAAAATAAGGAAGTATTTGTTCTACAATTTGCAATCCATCATCTTGATTTTTGGAATAAACATAAAGATTGACGTCTATATTATATGGAGTAGGAGCATACTGAGCATTAAGATTAGTAGAAGAATTTATAGCTCTATTTTGTTGTATAGGGCTAATTTTTCTATTCGGATCATAACTCAAACCAATCATTTCAAAAGACATACGAGGCAAAACAACTTCTATGTTTTGTTCATCAACACTAGGTTGTTGTGCTATTCTTTGTACAAATTTTTGTTTTGGAGCATAAGCTAAAGGTACTCTAATAGTTTGAATAACATTACTAGATGAATCCAATCTATCTATACTAATGTTATTAAACATATTACCAAAAGCAACAATAGCTTTTCTAACCGTTCCCCAGTAAAATTTTTGATCTAACATTATCTGTAAATCTCACCAAACGGATTTCTTTCAGTAAAATCAAGTATGTCATCAATTTTAACATCAAAATCTTCGTTATCAGCAGCAGGATCCTTCACTATCGTAGAATAACTTTCTAACATCAAAGATGACTCAGAATAGTATTCCAATAACAATTCTGTGTCATCTTCTTTGTGAAATTCATATAATTCTAAATCTAAAGTATGTTCTCCGGCCAAATTATCTATTTCTTCAACACCAGTCTCAATACGTTCTGAAGCATATTCAAATAATTCACAATCCAATTTAAATACAAATAATTTTCCAACCTGGTAAAAAGGATCTTGCCCTGTTACCTTTCGTATTTCAAAAATAGATTTAGTTAAAGGGAAATATAATAGATCACCTTCTGCTGGTCTTAATTCTAAAATAGTATTTCCAAATCTGCCAACTACTTCATTCCAACGTCTACGTGAAACTACAAATCTAGCGGTATCTCTTATTTCTACGCCAAATTTAGTTAATAGTTCCCCTTCGCCTTCAAATCCCATAACATTTTCCATATACATTTCTATGGGATAAGCATGCTCAAATTTTTGTAAAGGATCTTCGCCAAAAATAGGATCTTCATTAACAGTTTTTCTTGGGATATAATAGGTTTCAAAACCATAAATCTTCATGCATTCAATTATTAGATCTTCATAGAGCAGTTGCTCTGATCTTCTCCCTACTGGAATGCCGGATTGGAAATATGGGTTAACTGTAGTCATTCTAATCTATTGACTTTCTATAGACAAGGTGTTAGTATCTGCTATGTACCTAGATGATATTAGCCAACAAACATATCAACTGGTAATTCGAATCTAGATTGCATTTCATCTTCAATAGCTTTTATCTCACCTATTGCTTCTTGGTAAATAGTATCTCCATTAAGCATTACTCCACCTGGTAATTGTATGCCAGAAAACTTCTTAAGATTAACTCCCCATTGTCTTTTTATAAGTGCAGTGGTGTATTTCTTTAGAAAATAATCATCGTAAATATCTGTATATGTATCAGGATCGAGTATTCGATAGCATTCTACTATAGCATAATCATCTACTGCTATGTCTGCTGCCCAATCCCAATCTATGAAAACTCTATTCATATGACGATTGAATCTGACTGGTTTGACACCAACTAACAATTGATTTATAAGTTCAAGTTCCATCTTTACTTGAGTATAGTAAATCAAATCAGTAGACATTAAACTATATAAATCATTAATCAGTATTTGATATCGTATATCAAACATATTCATACCTCTTGTTCTATTAGTAAGAGGCAAAATACGATTTACACCGACAACCATATCGCTAACAGTAATATATTGATTGGTTATATCTTCAGCTGTAAACTGCTTTTTAAGATAAACAAGTTCAACTGCATCATAATGATATTCTCTATAGAATTGAAACGCTTCGTCTATACGATCTTCGACTTGATCATCGTCAACATTTATTTCTATAACCGGATGCCCGAGAGATCTAAGACAATAATCCCTTAGACCTTCTCTAGTAGTTACTTTAGCCATTACTTTGTTACCTCTGGAAATACGGTTATAATACCCTCTTGAATTCTATAAACCACATTGGCGTCATATAATTCTACATCATATACATATCTACCCATTTTTAAATTAGCAGTTTGGCTAGAAGTCAATGATATATTCACATTTCCATTTGTATTACTATTGATAGCTGTAGTAAAGGTTGTAGCATTAGAGCTGTAATACGATCTTCTCATACTAGCTCTTGGAGTAAGACCTGTAATATCTATAACATTTTTATTTTTATCTTTATAGATTACAAAGTCTGAAAATGTAGTGCCTTGATCTATAGCTAAATTTTTTACAGTTGCCATTTTAACCGCAGTGATAAGTAACAGCTATTTGTTTTATTTCTGTGGGCGATGAGAATGTAACCGATTCTCTAGCTTTTGCTACAGTATAATTTCTAATAATGTCATCTAATTGTTTCATGCCCTTGCCTGGAGTAGAAGAGGCCACAATTAAATCGCCGGCTTCTATATCACCATTCTCACCGCAGACGTTCATTAATCCTTCACCCAATGCATTAATATTTACTACCTTGTATCCTGTTGGTATTGGATAATTTAATGTTCTAGTATCAGAAGAATTTATGGGAATTTGAGGTACCGATGATTCTTCATATGATCCATCCTCTTTCCATGGACCATCAACAACATTATTTACATGTGCTATAGCATTAGGAGAGGAAAAAGTTTCAGTATACCAATCTGCAGGCGGTTCATCATAAATCTTACTAAGTACTCCAACAACATTCTTTTGTAGAGGGGTAGTACTCTTTTTATATTCAACTATACTATTAGATATGTCCAAATGTTGTAATACTGAATGATCTACTACTATGTCACCTAATTGTATGTCTGTTTCATTAGTCAATCCATCGTGGACACCAGTAAATGGTGTCCAACCGGCTGTTGAATATCCTAACCCTGAAGCAAATGCGGCATAATCATTATATGCCAATATAATTCTACTTCTTTGAGTAGATCCGTCAGCACAATTTAATCTAAACAAGCCACCCCAAGAATTATTAGGATCTCCGCTAGTACCTATAGCAAATGCTACTTGGTATTGTCCTGTTAAAGGATTAAAATAACTAGGAGAATAATCGCTACCAGTAGAATACATAGCTCCTTGTATTGCTGTAGCAGCACATACATCTGAAACTATAGGTGTAAGTCCTGGGCAAGTATTAACGTAAACTTGTCCTCTGAAACAACTAGCAGAATTATTTCCTGGGGTAGAAACACTGTGATGTGCTCTAAACAAAGCAGCATAGTCTGCATAACCCAATAAAGATAAATTATGAAAACTATTCCAATTCGTGTTAAATGCAGATCCAAATACACCTGCAAAATTTACACCACAGGATATACCGCCTACTGCCCAAGATGCACTAGGACTTGATTGACTGTTAAAACCATTTACAGCAGCTCCTGTTCCTGATGAGTTGAATGCTGCTGTTGATCTATATCCATTGAAGGTATCAGTTGAACCTAGCGAAAACGTTCCAAGACTATTTTGTGTCGGAGAAGTTCCAGAACATAATTTACTGGGAGATGTTGTTCCGGCATCAATACAAGTACCAGATATACTACAAATTTTAGCAGTAGTAATAGCACCAGCTGCTAATTGATTTGTTCCTATTGCCCCTGCACAAATTTTTGTAGCATCTATAGAACCGGCCGCTATTTGATTTGCACCAATTGTTCCATTAACCACTAATCCACCATTTATATAAGCACCTATGGTTGACCAAGCAGAACCAGTCCAAAATCTTGTTTCTGAAAACCCCGTTGGTGAATTATAAAGTGTAACTTCATCTCTTGAACAAGGGCCCAACCCTGTTATAGTGGAAATAGCAGCGCATGCTGAAGCATCGCTCCAAACCCCAGAAGCTTGGCATTGTGCTACCTTAAGATTTCCTCTAGCTCCTGCAGCACCAGCAGCGCCAGCAGCACCGTCGCACCCGTTTCTCGCCGCAATTTGAGGAGTATTCCAAGTGGTTGCTGTTACTGTAGTTGTAGCATCAGTTGTTTGGAAAAAGAAACTAGCAAACCATGTCGGTGTAGTTGATGATGCAGGTTGTGTAGTTGACCAACCAGAGGGAGGTGTTAAAGTATTAGTACTAAAATTAAATGAACCACCCGACGGAGTCGAGGGAGTAGATGCTTGCTGCAAATAAACTACCGCTGCATAATATGTTTTGCCGTCCGCCATGGTTTGAGCCACTTTGTACGGAGTATTATATGTACCGCCCGAGACTGTGCCTGTTCCTGTAAACGTATAATTAGATGCCCAGGTAGGTGTTGTGCTAGTTGTCGGCGCAGTCGCAGACCATCCAGTTGGAGGTGTTAATGACCCTGTTGAAAAATTATAGGAACCACCTGAAGGAGTTGCTGGTTGAGATGCTGATTGTAAAAATATTAAAGAAGTAAACGAAGAATTACCAGTAGATCCTGTTGATAGGAATAATCCCCAAGTACCACCTGTCTGTTTGATATATGTATTGTTATCGCCAGTATTCTTATAAACAGAATTTACCGGCGCACTGCCGCCATATCCTGCATCTGCTGCCGCATTACTCGCAAAATTGCCTATAAATTGTATCGCATTTTGCCCAGATTGTGTTACTACATTAGATAGTGTTCTTAATGTGCCAGTATTATCAGCAACTACAATTGTATTAGATAATACGGCTGTAGCACCAGAGCCAGCTCCTAGTAAAAGTGTTCCGTCAGCTGCCCTGATTGTCAGACCCCTGCTATCAATCATTGATGCAGTAATAGTATTAGCTGATATATGTTTCGAAGTAATAGCATTAGCAGCTAAAGCATCCGTTGTAACAGAATTAGCTTGAATCGCATTTGCATACACTGCATTAGCTGCCAGTTGTACAGCTGTAATAGCGTTTGCTGCTATAGTTGCTGCCGTTATAGAATTAGCTTGTAATGCGTTTGCATATACCGAATTAGCTGCTAATTGTACTGCAGTAATAGCATTAGCAGCTATTTGAGCTGCTGTTATGGAATTAGTTTGAATAGCATTAGCATAGACCGAATTAGCGGCAAGTTCTACCGCTGTAATCGCATTAGCTGCTATCTTATCTGAAGTTATAGCTCTTGCCTGCAACGCACCTGCATACACAGTATTAGCTGCTAATTGCACAGCAGTTATTGCATTAGCGGCTATCTGTGCCGAAGTGATAGAATTAGTTTGAATAGCATTTGCGTAGACTGAATTGGCTGCTAACTGTACTGCAGTAATCGAATTCGCTGCTAATTGAGCGGATGTAATTGAATTAGTTTGAATAGCATTAGCATAAACAGCATTTGCTGCTATTTGTACTGCTGTAATGGCATTGGCAGCAATTTTTGCGGATACAATTGCATTTGCTGCTATTTGATTTGCTCCAATTGCACCGGCAGCGATTTCGGTGGCGCTAATTGCTCCTGCCGCTATTTTGCCTGCTATAATAGCATTAGAAGCAATAAGACTAGCAGTAATATTACCTGCTGCTATTTGTTCAGATGTTATTACACCTGCTGCAATAGTTCCAGCTACCACAGCATTGGCTGCTATTTTTCCTGCAGTGATAGCATTTGCCGCTATCTCTGCTGCACCAATAGCCCCGGCGGATATTTTACCTGCTATAATTGCACCAGTAGCTATTTTTGCTGCAGTTATTACATTGTCTTGTAAAGCAGCGTTGTTAACTGACCCTGCGCTAAGAGACGGTGTACCTGATCCTTGAATATAACTGTTATAGTTATTCCAAGCACCGCCTATATTTATGTAAAGATTGGATTCATTAGTCCAAAATATAGTTCTTCCGCTTTCGGCAGCAGTTGTTGCTGGTAAAGCTGCGCCGGTGTAAATTTGTATACCAGTTAAAGAATTGGCAGTCGGTGCTAATACCTCTGATGTGGATTTAAATGCACCACCGCTGTAGATATAAAGAGCACCATTAAATAATACTTGTCTGCCTTCAAAATTGCCAGTAACGGGCAATGACGATACTACTTGTACACCTGCTACTGAATTGGCATTAGGTGTGAACGCAGCACTAGCAGTAGTCCAAGCTGTACCGTTCCAAACATATAATCCATTATCAGTATTGTTTAAAACTGTTTGTCCAGTAGTAGTTCCTGGAGTATTCAAGTTAGAAACTATATTTACTTTTGCAGGAGTATTCGCTGAAACAGCTGAAACTAAATTACTAACGTTTCCTAGTAAAGAGAAATTGACTGTAGCTAACGCATTATTTAAATTATTAAGATTAATTAAGGATAAATTAGCTAAAGCATTGTTTAAAGCGTTTAAACTAACAGCATTAACATTAGCTAAAGCTGCATTTAAATTAGATAAATTGACAGCATTAACATTAGCCAACGCATTATTTAGTGCAGATAAATTTACAGCATTGACATTAGCTAAAGCATTATTCAACGCACTAAGATTTACACCTGTTACATTGGCTAAGCCTGATTCTACTAATGTAATAGTTGCATAATTAGTCAAATCCACATTAGCTGTTACGTTTCCTCCTCCTCCGCCAAGACCTATAACATAAGTAAAGTTGTCATTAATCTTATTAAAGGCAGTTCGAATCGGATCACCTGATCCGTCGTTAGCGCTGGAACCTATGTTTACGTAACAAAATGCCATTTATTTTTCCGTCGAATTAGAGTTAACTAATTGAATAAGAAGAGATTTAATATCTGCTATATCAGATTTCATATTATTTATTTCTTCTGATAAACCGTTTACTCTGGTAACTAAATTCTTCTTATTTTTATATTCGTTCAATGCAACTAAATCAGTGTTTATAAGGGCTTTATTCATTATATTTTTTTGAAAAGAATTTTCATCTTCTAATTTTATTAACATCAAATCACCGCCGTCGCATACAAGTTTCTTACTTTGGGGGAATAATTATTTGTTGTGTCCCCATACATAACTATCTTTACTTGAAATTGATTAAAATTATTAAAGGTGGTAACCACCCCGCCTACGTTAGCTGAGTAAGCTAGATTAGCAGAATCAGTTTCTAATATTCTATAAGTTTCAGGAATAAATGTGGTGCTATCAGTACCTACACTAATTTTGGTAGGAGACACAATAGAGAAATTCACACCCGAAGTACTTTTAGAATTAGCAGCACTATATAATGGCATCAAAACCCAATTTCTTTTTTCTATAGATGATTCTGGAGAATTATCAAAACTACTTTTCACTCTACAAAAAACATCTATGTCTGTATTATTTTTTCTATTAACTTCTAATTTTACTTCTATTCCTGTAGAATCGAAATCTGGATTTAGTGTAACTACTTTACTAAGATATTTTGCCTTACCGAATCCGTTAGAATATACCACTTCAGAATTTCTAATGATGCTTTGATCGTTTAAAGAATCTATCTCATCCTTCATTGTGACCAAATTAAGTGTAGAAAGATTTATAACTGGACTAATATTTTTATCTTTATTGGTCATCAATACTTTAACTTTAGCATCACCTGTTTCATTTAAAGTTCTAAGTGTATTCAGTCTTTTTGCTGAATTATAAGGAATAAGTTCATATGCTACTGTAGATCCAAGGGTATCTTTTGATTGTAGTTCTGTAGATATTACAGTATCATCACCAAATAATCTCGATCCAACAAATATTTTAGCCACACCGTAATTAAATCTAGCCGGATTAATATTTGTAGTTTGTTTTACAAATGATTTAGTACCGGTTTGAAAAACTGCTTTATTAATCGTAAATAGTAAACTTGCGCCAGTATCCTCAGTTTGTGCACCACTATTAGTCATTTTATAAAGTTTACCAACATTAGGACTTTTACTTGATAAAGTATTAGCTCCTGTCACAGTTGTCAATTCTCCAACTCTGCTAACTAAAATTGTATAGTTTTCGTCAGGAGTTTTTACGCATAACGCATATTCTTTACCAGGAAATAAGTATATAGGATTACTAAATTTAAATTTTGTAGAAGTTAAATTACCAGTAGCATCGGTATTCACATTAATACTTGAAGGTCCAAGAAAGGCTAATGATCCATCTACAATTCTGTTTGACGGCAATCCATCAACAACTTCTCTTAATTCTAACTTGACATCGCCCCCTATAGTCGAGGACTTTTGATAAAAATATATTTCTGCAGAAGTAGCGAAAATACCATTTTTGTAGATGGTACCATCTACGTAAAAGGTTTGTGCTAAAGGTGAAACTGACGATGATAAAAAGTTACTGTTATTAGCATTAGTAGAAGATGTTGCAGTATTAGTAAGACCATTATCTCTTACGTTAGTTGTTTGATTTTGATCCACAACAATAGGAGTTCTAGAAGGTTCACCTGGCCCAATAATTTTCATAGGCAATGTGGCAATGATGATCTTAAAGTCTGGATCACCCTCTTGTTCTTGAAATACTCGTTGCCCTGTTCTGGCTTGTATAGAATAACTATTAGGTTTGACAGGTGTTCTAACTACAAAATTGATATTAACTGTACCTGGTTTAGTTAAAATATCCAATCCGAGGGTATTGACTATGATGAGTTGCCCGGATAATCTACCAGTACTTGGATCAGTAACCAATCCATCACCGAAACTTTTTCCTGTCTGGGCCGCGCAATTAGTAAAATCTACTCCATTTATTTCAATAGAAACATCCTGCCCATAATAATCTGTAGAAATTACAAATTCTTGTTGAATGACTGGTAAACCCATTATCCGCCCCCGCCGAAGTCCATTAAGGTATAAACTATATTCTTATTTGCTGCAAATGCCAATTCTAAAGAATCTTCTACCACATCTATTCCAGAATTAGTTACAAACGAATTAGAAGTAAAACTATAATCTGTAAGGTAATTATTTGCTAAGGCATAACCCAAACCTGTTGTAATATTTAGATTAGAATAAGTATTAGAATTAGCTATCAAACTAGTACTGTAATTAGACAAATACGATGTAGTAATAGTATTTTGTGAAAATGCATTTGCAAATCTGAAATCTTTTTCCGGCACTAAAACCTTATAGGCATTTGTTACAAATACGTTCGCGCCTACATTACTAGGCATCGTATTAAATGATTCTAAAACGCCTGAATCGTAAAATCCTGAGCCTTTATTTTGAATGAACGTGTTAGACCAATTCGAAGAAGTTTCTATAGAATCAATATTTAAAGTTTTAATAGTATCAGCTGTTAGAATTCTAGAAACATCAGTTATAGCATTACTTAACCAATTGTATGTTACATTACCGTTAGCTGCGTTATTTTGTTTTTCTCTTAATACTTTCCCAACAAGATCTACATATGCTTGTTGCGTGGCAGTAGTTTGTATTGCTTCTATTGTTTGTAGAATTGACATGTTACTGATCCAACAAAATTTTGCTTAGTTTATTGTAATTTACCATGTAATGCCCACTATCATTTTTATTTACTAAGTAAGGATGACTTACTAGTAATTCTTGAGCTAATACTCCAATTTCCTGTTTTCCAAACTTTTCATATCTATAAATGTTTATTCCGCTACTATGTGTATACAATTTTTCAATATTTTGTTTAAGTCTATTATCTGAGAAAAAAGCTAATATACCACCTATAAATTCTATCGCTGTTGCAATAAATCCGGTTTCAGCCGCAGCTGCACCTAAACCAATAGCTTCGCCTGTGAAAAAAGATGCGCCAGTTGCTGTTTCAAATAAACCAGCACTAGCTGCTAAATTGATACCTGCTGCAGTTGTAGCTGCTGCAGAAATTAAAGCATCTGTAGATAAACCAACAGATCCTAATACTGATCCACTTTGTTCACCTCCAGTAATTAATCCTTCAGCAAAAGCTCCCGGAGCTTTAGCAATAGTGCTAACAGTTTCAGCAGCCGAATAAACCTGTCCTCCTGCAATAACTGCCGCCGATCCAATTTGTGGTGCAAAATATGCACCAGCTGCGCCGAGCAATGCTAATTCGGGAGTTGATAAATTACCTGATCCTGAAGATTTTACCCCAGCAGGATTAGGATTTACGACTGATACTCCAACAGTTGTAGTTGTTCCTGTAGTATTTTTAACAAATGTAGGTTTCACTACTGAAATAAGTGGTTCCTCACTGACAACATTGAATGTAACTAAATCGTTTTCGACATTTAAATCTGGCTCAGATTCAAAAAATAAATTAAATGATGTTGCCGATATGGAAGGATTAAGTTCTTTATTTGCAACCACACACGTTGAATGAGGATTTTTAATATCGTTAGGCCCAACACTTGAAAAATCATCAACTAAAATACCAGTTTTGAAATATAAATTAGCAACATTACCACCATCAAAAACTTGATTATTTAACGCTATAATATCCAAGCCTTGTTTCTTTACTCTTTTTTCTAAACTTGTAAGCCTTTGATCTATGGTTTGAATATCTGCCATAGTATATCTTGGGGCTTTATTGTAAAATATTTTTACATCTGCCGCATTTTGAGTAAAAGGAGGTACAGCTAAAGTACCTATAAGTAATTTGTCCTTAGATGAAATATCTTTAGGTGTTTTTGGATATAAATCTGGAACACCTTTATCTAAATAAAAATTAAATCCTGCTTTCGATCCTCCAGCATCTCTATTTAATAGATACAATCTATCTATTCTGCCTTGATAATAATCATAGTCTATTTGAATTGAATTATCTAGAATAGGATTCGGTGCGAAATGTGTATTGGAATTATTGTCGTGCCAAAAATTAGCAGCAACGTTTGTATCATTTTTCTTGGGTCTAAAATCTAATGCCTGCCTTAGATTAAAAGTAGTACCATCTTCTGATCTATATAAAGGTATATTATTTTGAACAGACGCAGGATATGAATTAAAATCTATTACCCCAGTTCCTGAATGTGAAAAATAATCAAGTACTACTACTACATTCCCTGGATTTCTTACTGATAAATTTCCTTTATAAGAAATATAGGCATGGTCATAAAATAAATCTTTGGCTCCATTATCGAAAGAATAGAGTGGGGCATTTTCTTTAGGTATTTCCTTCCAATAGGTTTGATTTGTAACACTTTGACCTGTAGAACTAGTAACAGCTCTATAGATGATACCATCTTTAGAAACATGATCGTTAGTTACGTATGCTGTTCCGCTAGCATACTCCCTTAAAAATGTATTACTACCTATTGAATATATGCCTTTTAATGCATAAATGTCTGATCTATATGTGCTGTAAGGAAAATCTGTTGTAGTAATATTAATTGGTTCAGATACATAATTAGTATTCAATAATTTAGTTTTTCTGCTTAGTTCAGAATTATAAACAGTCACATAAAGATCAATCGCTCCAGTAACTAAAGTAGATCCAAGATTAATAGTTAATGTGGTTCTATTTGAATCTAAAGTGAAAGTAAGATTATCAATATTTATAGGCTGACCAGCTGCAATTGTGCCTGAAGAAACTGATCTAGCTAATGCTTGATAATATCTTCTTTTTGTATCCGTAGAAACTACACCTGCATTGCCAATGAATGTTTCGGTTCCTGAAAGTGATACTGTAACTACACTACCAGTGACTGTTTGATTTTCTATTTTTTTACTATAGTAGACTCTTAAATTAGATACGCTTTTCAAAAATTTATTATCTATTGGGAATATAAGTCTTTTTCTTGGACCCATATCAAACCCAACCATTTTGTTATCAATTAAACCTTTGGTTGCGTTTATATTAGCAAAAAACTTCGGGCTATTGTATGTCCCGTCATTGCCAACTAATCCGGAAAGAATATTATTTTTGCTTATAAGTGATTTAATATTCTGTGGGGTTAGAGTTGCACTTGATTGATAATACCAACCTGGATACAATCTATATCTAGTGGAAGCCCCTTCGCCGCTATCATATACCATGTGTTTAGGTATAACATAACCAACCAATGTACTAGCAGACATTGCTGATCTGTCTGTAGTACTATGTGCTTCTAAAAAATCATACAATCTTATTTTACCAGGATCAATATAACCAAACTGAGGATTATCTATTACAATATACTCATCTTGATTTGCATTTACAAATATATCTTCTAATGAATCATATGTTTTAGCTTTTGGCACACTAAGTAATGTGGGTCCAATTGTTTCAATAGTTTGACCACCGACCACCGCCTTACCTGGGCTGATATGAAATCTAGCATTTGAATCATCTGCAGAAGATCCTTTAGGTGATAATCTGAAAGATTTTATTTCATAATTCCCAGATTCATCATATGTTCTATCTGCTAATATGTTATTTAAGTATGAAGGCAAATTATTTCTAGTATTTTCAACCAGTACTACCTTACCTTCTACTAATCTTACTACTTCCACATGGTCATCTGTAGTATCAGGTGTCTCATCTGAATTAAGATTAACTGAATTGATAGTTAAAGATGTTTTTAATCTATCCGCCCCTGGCGCTAGATAATTTGAACTTTCAAAAGCTGGATCTAGTAAAGTTTCATCGTCTGTATAATCAGTCAATGATTCTGAATAGGTTAAAATAATAGATTTAGTTGGATATGCAGTATATTTACTTGGAACTATTGATTGACTACTTATTTTAGTAAAGTAACCATTTTTATAGTATACGCCAGGAGATACGTTGATAATAGATGTGGGGCAAGTATTTTTTCTTCTAAATATCATATTGGTTGAAGTACTTAATGTACTACCAATAGGGAAATTTAGTCTCACACTGTTTTCTGTTAATACTTTAGTGACAACTAACCCTTGCCTAAAACTATTTGGCAATTCTAATTGATCGCCTTCTTTAATAACTCCAGATTTACTTGTTAAAGTTATTTCATCATCAGTTTCTGCAGCTGAAGCAGTAGCAGTAATATTTACGTTAAGTTCAGTTGTTTCGGTTGCTAAAATTTCTGTGTTTCTGTCATATGCGCTCTGTAAACTATTGTAAACTCTAATAGTTTCATTTTCATTATATTCAATATAACCATTTACAGATTTAACGTCTATAACCAAAGTTGCAGGATCATTCAAATCAGGATCATCTTTGGGGAAAGCGAATCTAACTAAACCAATAGTATTAGAAGTGGTTCCTACAATATATTTTCCAACATAGGACGCCACATTGGAACCTGTCCCTGTAAGTTTAACTGATCTTATAATTTGATTATGCGCATCATCTAAGATGTTAAAACTTACTGGTTCGTTAGTAAGTCTTGCGCCTTCTCCGTAAATACCGTCTGCAGTTTTAGAAACACTATTATGGAAAATAGATTGTATTTGATTCAGTTCTCTTGATTGAACCGAAACGCCAGGTTTGAATAATATTCTTTGATAATTTTTATCCTCATTGAAATCATCATAATACGGAGAACCTGTAATGTTAACTGTACTCATCTTTTTCCTTAGAATTCTATAACTATATGAACGTTTTCTGACTGATCATATGATCTAGTTATTTTTTCTCTATTTTCTACATATAGTATTTCCCCTGAGTATTTTTGTACTTCAGGTGGTTCTACTCTAGTTATTCTTGCGAATGCGCCAGAACTTTGTCCTGTTAATCCTTCATTTACGCTAAAACTAACTACTCCAGTAGTCAATTCTTTAGGAGTTACATAACGAATTACAACATTTGGCGCTATTAGATTAGCACTTAAAATTTTAGCATTACCAAAATTGATATTACCGGTAATATTCTCATCTAAAGTGAAGGTTCCGTTTAGTCTTCTAGCGGTTAATCTACCGGTAGCTGATAATGTAGCATTTGCTGCAGGATTTCCTTGATAATCCAATGGATTCTTTATTAAACCTATTTGTCTATAATCGTTAGCAATAGGAAAATCACCAGATCCTTCTACAAAATTAAATCTACAATTAACTAGAACATGTCTTGCCCCAAGATCTTCAAAAACTTTCTTACCGTGACCTTTAATTGGTGTAATAATGGGACGAATATTTGCGTTACTACCATTACCTGTTACTGTTGCTATAGCATTAGTATATCCTGCACCCGCATTAGTTACAGTGATTCCACTAATGCCGCCATTAGTAATTACTGGAGTACCAGCAAAAGAACTACCGTTACCGTATACAGTAACGAAAGCATATGAGTAATCGTTGCCTCTATTAACTATTTCAAAACTTCTTATTTCACCCCCAACTGCTGCAGCAGATACATTCACATCTGTATTCACAGGCATATAATCTCTAGTTAAAAACTTAAGAATATCAGCGTCAGTTAACGAATAGATATATTTCCATTTATAACCATCAGCAGTTGTAAAAACATTATTTGATATACCAGAAGGTTTAGATGTCGAAATGCCATTATTGTTATTATCAATACAAAGGTAAACTCTATACTGAGGAGAAACTAATGCATAAAAATTACTACCTATAAGATCAGGATTTTTATCATCATATCTAGTATATCTAGTACCAGATGACCAATCTATTCTTGGTAAAACTAATTTGACATCATTAGAATTAATCTTCTTCAAAGAAATTATTTCATGCCAAGTATCTTTTTCTGTTGATGCATAATTACCTAATGCATCAGGTGAAGATTCATTTGACCAAGAGGTAGATTTACCAATAAACGAATACAGTGTTGTATCGTTTCTGGCAATAGCATTCACAAATGAATTTGCGAAAAATGCTCTAAAGTTATTTGTAATTAATTGTGGCATTTATATATTTATTAAAGATACTTGAATATATAGATTACATGATCTGCAGACAGCGGAAACTTGTATCCCGTAGGGGGATAAGTATAAGTTGTTGAATCTGCAGATATTTCTTTATTTTCATAGTCAGCTGTTAAACCTAAATAATCTTGAACTTCAGATTTGCCAGTATCAGATACTACTAATTCATAATCATTAATTGATAGAATATCCCCAAACACTTCCTCACCGGAAGGATGGATAGTAGATTTAACTACATCTTTCCAAATATTAGTTGATACTTTGCTTCTAAGAACATATGAATAGGGCTGATAATAAAGTATACTAGGATCCAATGCATCAGCTAAAGAACCTTGTATTTTGTAACTATCAGAAGCACGCCCTTTGCTATTTAAATAGAAACCATCGCTTATTTTTAAAATTCCTAGATTACCTTTAAGATTTGCTGTACTATTGTAACTAAGATTAGCAGAAATATTAGTATTCGAGGCTGTATCTAAATAAAATACAAATCTCTTGTCATCTAATATTTTGGAAGCTATAACATTACTTGAGAGCAAATTTAAGCTAGAACCAGTATTTCCGGCGAAAGTTAAAATTACAGGATCATCTTTATGTAAAGTATGATTGTTGCTTGAAGTAAACGTACCTATTTTACCTACAACGGTAACATTTCCTTGTATTTTTTTATTGGGTAACCCAATATTTACAGTAACAAATGATGGATGATTGCTAGTTGTAATAGATGAAGCAGGATAATAAACTCCTGATTCAATAACTGAAACCTTTTTTACGCTGCCAGCATTGTTTACTTTACTTAGGGCTAGAACAGACAAATCATGTGTTACACTTGCTTCTAAATCATATCCTGCAGCACTATTTAAAATGTCAACAGAAACTAATTGATAATTAGTAACGCCTTTTACGTTTGCGCCATAAGAAGATATAACTGTTTCTTTACGAAATGAGCCTTTGATATCTTCTAAATAAAGTTCATAAAATTCCGTGGTTGAATCTGGGGTAGAATTATTGTCAAAATACTTATTGGTTTTAAGTATCTTAAGTACATCAACTACTTTTGCGGTGGCTTTAGAATTTTGTCCAGTTATTATAGTGTTTATAGAATTAAATAAATTAGCATTTTGAACCGGTGAGACTAATAAGGTTTTATAACTTATCCATCTACCATCTGAACTTTTAAAAATGTAGTCGCCGGGAAACAAAAATTCTAGATCAGAATCATATAAAGCCCTAAATAGCAATTTGGCCGCTTCTTCTGAACCTTTAGTTTTGTATATATCTTTAAAAAATTTTAGAAACTGTTTATTATTTGTCAATAAATTTCTAGGTATGTCGTTTCCATAATTTTTAAAGAAAGATTCTACTAAAGATACATTAGAATTATCTATAGTTTGTTCTACATCCGCATATTCTTTAGCATTTTGTAATACTTCAGTTGGATATGTCTCTTTTTCTAAAAATCTATAATACGCTTCCACGAAATTAATAAATTTAGAATAATCTGCAGTTGCAGTATCATTACCTGAAACATAAGAAACATAATCACCTCTAATGTAATCCGGTAATTGACTTACAACTAAAGGAGAAGTATTACTATAAAGTTTAGGCATCTACAGCTACCATATTAACAGATAACCCTGCTTTTGTATTATTGGCTGAATTAGATGTACTGTCATCCAATAAGATAATTTGATTAAAGTTTACAGTAACATCGAGATATTCATTTTGTGGTTTGATCATTATTCTTAGATCAGAGCTATCATCATAGTATCCATATACTTTTAAATCTGGTATAACTATTTCACCTGTACCATAATTTATAGTTCCGTAATTACTATTTACAACGGTTTCTGTAGTTGGATCTATTAATCTTACTATACCTGTTCCTGTATAGTTTGGTGTAGTATCATTAGGGATATCTCTTAAAACTACTGGATAAATTGTATTTGTGTCGTTATAAGCAAATCTAGTGGATTCAAGACTCCCGGGCATAATACCTATATAGAATTTAACACTATCATTACCTGTAAGTAAATTACTTGCATTTAACACGGGAGATAATCGTTTTTGAACCTTTAGCCCTATTAGATTACCTAATATTGCTTGATTGGTATTATCTATTAGTTTGGATAATTTAGAATAAAGAAAATCTTTGTCGAATTTTTTTAGATCTGTATTGAAATAAGTTTCTACTGTATCTATAACTTGTGATTTTAATTCATCCACCGTCATTGTCAATATTTTATAATTATATTTGACTGATATATCTAAATTAACATAGAAATAATCTGGATCAACATATTCTGGAGCTATAGCTAAAACTTTTTTGGTTTTAAGAAAATTAGTTATCTCATCCTGTACCTTACTAGTAATTACAAAGCCTGATGCTGGGCTTAGAGCTATCATTACCCTTCCATATCTTTTAGGAATATTATCCTCGCCTCCCCAAACAGCTACAGAATCAATAAGACCTGGATTGTAAGAGTCAATTAAAACTTTATAATCATTAAAATTAACTGCTCTATTATGTGCTGATCTAAACTTTGGAGCGTTAAATTTAATTTCTGTGATTGTTTCTTTGTCCGCACCATAGGAAGAATTTTGCGTGACTGTAATACCAGTAATAGCCCCTCCGCCTATTAATGATGATGAACTAAATATTTGGGAAATTTTTCCTGATACGTTAGTGGATGTTCCTCTACTTATTAAATACTGAACTTTGATCAAATTTCCAGAAATAAGTTTTTTACCTAAGATACCATCACCAAATACTAGTTGATAGTATCCTCCAGGATTTTCTTCAAGAAAATATACTTTGGAAGTACCATCAATTCCCAGTGCTTCATCTGCTTCTGTATAAGTATCAATAGTAACATCAGTATTTGAATTTTGAACTGTAACTAATAATGTAGAAGTGTCTACATCTAAATTTGGTATTTCATATTTTTCAGCTGGCCCAGGATTATTAACTCTGAATACAAATTCTAACGGAACACCTTCAATAATTTCTACATCTGTAAAGTTATATTGTCCATTAACTCTTTGTATAGTTTTGGCCTCCAGATTAACAAATGTTCTTGAAACATTGTTTATCGTAGTGGTGAATGACGTGTATCTATCTAATGTCAAAGATGTAGGAGTTCCTACTGGAGAAGTTACTGAAAAACTAATTTTGGCTCTCGATCCTCTAACCGATCTAGAGGTATATCCTAAATGTTTAGCTATTGATACTGCTGACGATCTTTTAACTGCAGAATCTATAAACATTTCATTAATAAGCATGTTTGATAGATAAGCATTATAATGAGTATTATAAGCTAATAAATCTAAAAGAACAGAAAGACCAGAACCGTCTAGATCGTAGTCAGTAAACACTAGATCACCATTACTATCACGATATTGACTTATAAAAGTTTTTAGATTTTGCTTTATATCATCAAAATCTAATTCTGAAACTTTAAGATTTGCCATTATCTTAATCTACCTAATGTTTGAGTTATTGTGATAGGCGTATCCGTATTCTTAGGCGCGAAAGTAATATCGACCATTATTTCGTTAGTGTCTTGGTTTTCTATTACATCTACAGAAATCATTCTTACTCTTGGCTCAAATCTTTCTATACTCATCATTATAGATTTTTCTATTGTATTTCTTAGAATAGGCGAATAATTCTCAAACATCATATTAGTGACCTGTGTTCCTATCTCGGGATGAAAAGGTCTCTCATAGTTTTTAGTAAGTATAAGATTCTTAACCGATGCTTTTATAGCTTCCAAATTAAATTTTCTATTTACATCACTAGTGTAAGGGTGTGCCTGAAATAGAAGATCTAGATCAGAAAATTGTTTTTGATTTCGGTTTATAGTAGCCATTTAAATATTTATTATGTGAAGTAATTCACAAATTGATTTCTAGCAGTCATTTGATTATTAACCATCGTACCAGTTTTTACTGGGCTAGTTGCTCCAGATTTATCGAAAGAATAATGTATCCAAGAAATAACTATAGTTCCTCGTCTTTCAAATTCAAGTAATAGTTGCTTATGAGGGATATTGTCTCTTATCCATTTTGCTATAGTAAAATACTGAGGATAGGAGTACGCGGGAAATTGAAGATCTGCCGCCATGCCTCTGCCATGATCTCCCTCAGGCCTTGGTTCATTTTTGCCGGTTTTCTTATTATAAAATAATTTTCCGTCTTCTCTAAATCCAGATGTAACTACTACATCTGGATACTTTTTCATTATTAATTCTATCTGTTCTGCTAAAAATTTTAAGTTACACGCAATATCTGCTCTACTAAGTCCAAGTTGTGCTTTTAAAGGATCCACAGTAATGAAATTTCCTAGTACAAAATTCTTAGATATTTTAAGAGATTTTGGAAAATTATTTTGTTTATCAAATGCCGCAAATTCAGAACAAGTAGTAGCAATTTTTGCACTACTCACCGCTGTAGGAGTAATACCTTTATTAGCATCTACTCCTGTAGTATTGTATGTCCCATCTTCTATAGTACCATCATTTAATTTATCTGTTCGTAGTTGTTGTGCTGCAGCAGTTTTGGCAGAGTCTGGATCATCATGCAAAAAAGTATTTTGATTAGTTTCAACACTATTCTTGGGAGGTTTGATTACTATAGAAGGAGTAATTTTATCGGGAGTATCCATTGCGGGGATTTTTACTTCCTGAAGTTTTGTTGCCCCCATCTTAGTTTTAATAACTGTAGCATCCATTTTTAATTCAAATCCACCATCAATACTTGTGGATTGTGTACCTTGCATAACTAGTTTTGAACTAGATTTCAATGTTAAATTATTTTCCTTAGAAAAAAGATTTAATTCTTTTCCTTGAATTTTCAATTGTTCATCTGATACTATAGTAAAACCTTTCTTTGCAGATATATTAACTGTTTCGCCTATAAGATTTAGTTTGCCTGCTGACTTAATGCTTACATCATTATTACCAACGATAGTAGTTGTACCTACTACTTGGATGTCCGCATTATTTTTAACAAATATTTTAGAAGAACCATCCACGGTTACATTCTGCGCACCTCTAATGTAAACATAATCATTGTTATCTATAACTTCATATCTATCACCTATAGTTTTACGAACACTTGTTCCATTGACATCTATTTCTATAAAAGTGCCAGATTTATGATAGATATTAATTCTTTCTCCACTTGGAGTATTATCAAATTCTAATAGATGCCCAGCTTCTGTTTCTAGAACTTGATTATATGGATATACGCCACCAAAAGGACTTGGGGGCTGATTCCATACTTGTGTAGAATTAGCTAAACCCACATCTGTTGCTCTAGTATTATCTTTCAAAGATATTGAAGGATGATCTTTTACACCTCTAGCTAATTTGTTAGTATCTGGTTGCCCTGCATAGTCTGCTTTCGGATAAACAGCATTGGGGTCCTTAAATCCTTGAAGGCTAAGCAATTGAGAATTTTTGTCTACATTATAATCAAATATATCTGTTATTAATGAATCTACAGGTAATGCTGTACTACCACCAATTGCATTACTACCTAATGCGTAGTAATCTTGTGTTGTTTTTCTACCATCTGATGCTGTTAAGCCTTTAGTTGCTAATTGTAATGCCCCGCCAATACCTCCGAGATGAGCGGCACTTAGTAGTCCGGCAATTTTTTCAGGTGGATCGGTGTTACTTATAGCATCTTTTTTCTTTAAAAAATTATAACTATACTCAAGATTTTTGAACATTATCAATTCTTGGACTGTTCCATTCTTATAAAAATCTTCTAAAGATTTTAAACCATTTTTGTTTAACCATAAAGAATTGTTATTTAAATTACTATTATCTTTATTTTTAGAATCACCTAAACCAAAATGTTTCACGTAACCAAGAGTTGCTAAAGCTTCATAACCAAATTGATATTTGCCAACATAACCTAATGAATTTTTTGTTCTATAGTTTTGTTTGCCACCAGGGACAGATGATGATTCAGATTCACCAATCTTATCCATTAAACTTTTAATCTGAGATACATTTAAGGGAGGTAAATTATTTGTAATGAAATCTTTGGTTGCTGGGTCAGTATTAAGAGAACTCGAAATTATTATTGGTTCACCTGATCCATCGGTAACAGTACTACCGTCACTTGATGTAACATAATTATTGTTTTGTTTATTAACTCTTTTAGCTTTTTCAAATGGATCAGATTTATTTTTGCCGGCAAGTGTTCCCATCATAATAGGTTGTTGCATATCATTACCGTCTAAAAACCAACCAACAACCCAGGATCCTTCTAAAACTCCAACTGGCGCTGTGCCTTTACCTGATATAGCCGCCGAAGTGATTGGTTGTAAAGGCATTGCCCAAGGTAAATCTTTTGTTGGTAGTATATTTTTATCTTCTGTATGCAAACCAAAGATTCTTACCTTACATCTTCCAAGTTCTTCAGGGTCATTTCTATCTTCTACTACTCCGACCCACCAACCTAAATTATTGGATTGTTTATTAGTAAACATCTGCTATAGCTGTAAAAGAATCTTTAGTAACTTCCATAATCATACTATGCCTTGGTAAAGCACTAATTTTATGATGAATTTTAGTTATAAGATAATTTCCAGATGACATTGGATCAAAATTTTCTGCTGATCTATCACTGTCGTCAAGTGGTCCTGTATCTGGTAAATCTATATACATTAGAGAACCGACTTCTACATCTGTTCTTCCAGGAATGACTATTTCCATATTGTAATTATTCAAGTTTAATAGATTAGATAATCTGTTGCCGTAAATTTCCGACACTTTTTCTGTAAAATTATCTTCAACATCAGTATGTAATCCCGGATGCTTAAAATTTATTTTAAAATTATTTGATGGATTAACTACTGCACCGTTGACAAATAAAGGTGCTGATTTTACATCTTTGTTACCTGCACTGTGAGCATATTCAGAAAATTGTTCTGGATATGAATAATCCACATACTCATAATCCTTATCCATAATATTTAAGTCTATAACTCTAGTACCGTAGTAACCACTAGTAATGTTTTCTAGATTATTAGTTGATGTTAGCATTCTAACATCTTGAATTTGAAATAATTTTTTGTTGGCATCAGTAGTTTCAAAAACACCTGGAGGAAAATATCTGTATGCTCCTATTGATACATTTATACCAAGATTAAATATTGTTTCTATTGGTGTAAAATAGAAAATCTTATTTCCCTCAAAGAACATGTAATTACATGCTTTTCCACTTTTTGGTATTGCTTTAGATGCTAACCACTGTATACATTTTATAGGAGACCAACCTGGGCTAACGAATTTAACACTATTTTCAGTTTCGTCAATTATTGCTAATTGACTTTTAGGCATATTATCTATTTTTTCACCATTAGGTGAAATATATCTTGTATTAGTAAAATAATTTTCAAAAATGTCTCCTACTATATCTGAGACTTTACCTTCAAAGGCCTGTCTGATAGGTAAT